CCGTAGCAGCACCTCTATTACCAGCCGTGGCAGCACCACAATCACCAGCCGTAGCAGCACCTCTATCACCAGCCGTAGCAGCACCACAATCACCAGCCGTAGCAGCACCACAATAACCAGCCGTGGCAGGTTTTCCCGGTTCCGCATTACACTCGTTAGTACACCGTTCCTTGATATAAGATACAGCTGCTTTCACAAGCCCCCTTATATCAAGCTCAGCACCTATTCTAATTTTTGAAGAACAAACCTTGTTACTTTCTGAATCGTCTATTTTACCACTCTGCTCAACCTCACAAAACCTTGCCCCAGCCGGCGCATAGTAACCAAAAACATCCAGAGGATAAGGACATGCATGAAAACCTTTCTCGCATACCTTTATGTAACCTGTTTCTTCATACTCCTTACCTACTTCATACTTAAACCCTCTACAAGATAAATCCTTATCAAATGCTTTATAAGCCTTTATTTTCTGTTCCATGATATTGTTTATTTTTCGTTATTTTGAGGCATTAATGCACATTTTCACACATACATTTTAGAACGTTAACCCGTTCGGGGCGATACCAACGCCCGATATCGGCTATCATAAATGAATCACCGAATACTTTTCTACCTATATTAAGCGCACCGTTGACATCAGCATTGATAACCTTTCCAACTGCCGACTTGAACAGTCCTCGCTTGACACGCTTACCGAGATAGATATCATGCTTGCATATATCCTCCATAGCTAGAGCGTCACATTTGCTAGTGTAGCTTTCCTCATGTTCGATATAGCTGATACCTGCAAGCTCGCACTTGTATCTAAGACAGCTTCTCAACCTCGCAAAAGGGATGAATGTAAACTTCTGATTGTTTACTCCGCCCATGTTGACGGATTGCTTCCATCCTTTGTTGTAGCCTACAGCAAGAGTGCCTATATGGTGTGATACAAGATAATCAACGATACGCCTGCTGGTCTTGTGCATCGAATCATTCATAAACCGTTCACGTTTCTCATACATCTTTCTCATTCTGTTTGTCAGTTTCTCTATCCCCTGCCTGTCCTTTATGGATTGCAGCATGGACAATGTTTTGTTAAACCATCTGTTATATGACTTGATAACCTTGCCGGAAAACAGCAGAGCATTACATCCGCACACCAGCGTGGCAAGGTTGTTCACACCCAAGTCTATCGAAGCCATACCCGTACCGACATTATCCGAACAGCCACAATCATATACAACCTCCACAGTCATGTATGTACGTTTTGGAATTATCCTAACCTGTTTGAACCGTTCGATTCTGTCCTTGTACTTCTCCCATTGCGGAACGGGTATTTTCAAGTCACGGTCAAGGATTATATACCCGTCATGTATTTTGCACGACTGGTTGGTATATATCGCATTGCTCATCCCACCACGTTTGTGATAGCATGGCAGTTCGGGCTTACCGTTATACTTCCCAGGATTCTTCGCCCAATCCTTTACAGCCTTGACATATCCCTTCATTGCCTTGTCAAGCACGCGTAATGTCTGTTGGGCTACGTGTGATTTCACAAGTCTGTAATTTATCGTACCTTCAAGGTTGGTGACGTTTTTCATTATCCTGTCCAAGTCGGGATAGAACAGCCACCTGTCGTTATCCTTCAACTCGTTACGTACAATATACAACGCCTGGTTGTACAGGTTGTTCGTGACACGGCAGATAGCGCAAAGCCTGTCAGAATGGTTGATGTCAAATTTATAAACTAATTGCATTTTAGCCAGTATTATGTTTTGCCAGTAAAAAGGAGAACAGGGAAGCCGTACTGACTTCAGCTTGTCGGAAGGTAGCTACTCCGTTCCTATCCCTGTATGGTACAAATGTAATACTATATAACGATATTAGAAAACATTATGTGTTAAATTTTTGTAATGGTGTCTATTTGTTCCTTAATACCTAACATATATGCCAACAATTGTCACTAAAATACATTGTAATCCAATAAGTATCCGTTCCTGTTTTTATTTCTTTTGGCAACAATTCTAAAACGTCAAGCAAAGTAAATGCAGGAATACAATGTTCTTTTCTGAACGGTTCCTTGAAAGTTCTCCACTCTCGTAAAGATAATTGTGGTTGTTTGCCTTCCTCATAAGGATATAACATCCAAGTCATTGATGCGTTATCTGTATTCACTCCAAGTTCTTCCAGGTGTTTCATTTTTTCAATCGACAGCACATTCTCCAAAATTTCCATAAGTTAAAATATTTTTGGTTTTATTTGATACGCTTGCAGTAATATATCTGTTCGTGGTTCTTATATCAGAATGACCAGCCATAGATTTCAGTTCTCCTTCTGGTATTCCCATATTAGCCCATCTAGTAATAGCTGTTCTACGTCCTGTATGTGTTTTGATGAACTGGTACTTCGGTCCTTTCATAAGTACATTTGCCCGTCTTACAAATACCTGCTTGTTTATACCTGCTCTACATCCAAGAGTTGGTAGAACTTCGTTCATTGTTGTCTTTAACGAAGATTCTATGTTGTATTTATCAAACGATCTAACCTCTTTTATCATTTCTATAATCTTGGAAGGTACGGGAACCTCAACGTTCTTACCTGTCTTTTTTGATATATACGAAATAACATTTCCTTCCATCATAGAATCTTTCAATCTGAAAATATCGGAATATCTCATGGCAGTATAGCATTGAATCAGAAACAATTTCTTTACTATTTTTTCTGTAACGTTAAACGGCTCGACATTCCAGAATAATTCTATTTCTTCATCCGTAAGAGATATATTTGAAGGAGATTTTACGTTCAGTGAGATAATATAATCATTGATATATTTGCTCATCTCTTTTGATTCGGACAATATTCTTTTAAGCATTAAAAGATATGCCTTTTGGGATGATTCGCTTATCTTTCTCTTTGACTTTATAACATTGATCATATCATCTATCATGTCACGATTTACAGGCTTTTCAATAGATGGAACTTCCTTGAACGTAGGAATGGCATCATTAAAATCATACTCGTCATAAAGCTGATTGGTAAGATATGGCATTATATGTTTGGATAATGCTTCAAATCTTACCTTTCCGCTTCTTGTCTTTGTATTATTCAACTTTTCTATCAATACGCCTACAGTCATAATTGAAGGGCTATATTCGTTCTGAATTGTTTCAAGTCTGTTTCTTAAATCCTCAATCAGACTGTTCTGTGATTCTATAGTCTTGTTTAACCTATCTATTGTTTCAGCGAGAATCTGAATTGTTCTTTCTTTATCTTCCATATCTTATATATTTTTGTTGCAAAAATAATAAAACGGTATATTCGATAGGTTAAACAATAGTTATCAACTCTTAAAAATGTTTACTACGCCCATTAATTTATAATCTCCCTCTTCATTAATGATACATATAGGAGCATTATTCTTAGGATTAGTGTATGCCAATGTGACATAATCCCCAGGAAATACCTTCAATGCGTTAATCATCTTTTCAATGTTCAGATTGCAATCAAAACGCCCTTGACAAGATCCTTCAATTCCGACATTTTCCGATATTTTATACCCTGCATCATTTGTGTATGTTATATCCATTTTATTATCTTCCTCCCTGCAAACAAAATGTGACATGTTATATACATCTGACATTACCTTTATTCTTGAAAGGGAATCTATCAAGTCGCTAGTTCTTGCTTTAATAAAGTAATTAAAGTTTGATTTTATATTATTTACCAATGGCAGGTAGTTTACAAACTTAACCTCCATCAGAGTACAATTAAAGACAGACCCGAAATCCCCATAAGATATAGACATCACCCTTTCATCATCAGATACAGAAACAGTTACATTTTCTTCTGACAACATTTCAAGAAAGGATAACGCTTCCTTTACCGAAGTAGGCATTACATTTATGCACAAGTCCTTTGATATATCCGGCTGACATTCTATAACATCTCTTACAAATACAATCTTATCGGACGAACATATATCAATGCAATTATTGGAACAAATAAAATTTATCCCCACTCCACTAAGGCTGGTCACAACGTTACTGATATCATTAAATCCTATGTTCCTTTTTAATGCTCTATACAGATCATTCCTGTTCACGTTGACCCTTATCCCGGTACCACGCTTACCTATTTTAATATCAGGATAAGATTCCACATCTTCTGCAAAGAAAGACGCTTCACTGCCATTGTAAGAGAATATTATATCCTTATCATATATCTTTACCGTAACAATGGAATCCTTTACTGTTTTGAGTAACTTTACAAGTCTTATTCCGTCTACTGCAAACTCCTGCCCGTCATTGCAGTCTGAATCAATAACGGGAATAATCAAACGCATCTCATTGAGGTTGTTGTATGAAGTAACCTCTATCGCATTCTCTGATGCTATATATTTAAAACGAAAACATTTAAGTATCGTCAAGCCTGTATCGGAAAGGCAGGCTTTGGCTGAGTTTAACGTTGAATATAAAACTTTTCTATCAAAAACTATCTTATTCATAAATGTAAAATTCAAATGTATTCAATCCAAGAAAAATGTTCTCTTTTATCAAGGTAATCCATGTCGTTCTCGTTATCATAGGCTTCCTTCTCAAACGATATATTCCTATACGCATTACCTTTTTGTGTAAGCCTGTACAGCCATTCCAAAAGATACAAAATGTAAAACGGAACATACAAAAGCTCTTTCATTTGTTTTGTATGAATCGCTTCGTGATTGTAATCGCTTTCACGCATCGTACATCCTTTTCTTACGAAAAGAACCCCAAACAAATTTATACACTTGTACCCCTTGAATGGAATTATTTTGTTATATATAACTTTCATTGAAACAGCTCTTTAATTATTTTTTCAAAACTTACCTTTGTAGTGCTGTTACGCATACAATAATCTTTTATCTGTAGTGTATTTGATATCCCCGGCTGACCACGCTCAATAGCGTCAAGTATATTCCACAACATATCCTTAGACCATACAAAATATCCTCTAAAGAAATATGTAGCCATCACATCAGCCTGTTCTATTATATGATTACGGTCATGGTTACTGTCAGGCATTTTAAGTTCTATGCCATATATCTTACCGTCATGTATATAAGCAAGGTCCGGCATACTTTTCTTTGCTCCTAGAGCACGAAATTCAGCCGACTTGTTACCACTTACAGCAGGATGGAGAAGTTCGGAAAAGAACGCTACAAGCAACCCTCTGCATCCTTTACCTTCCTTCTCGTTCCTATAACTAACTACTATATCTTTCTGCATTTTCTTTTCTTCCGCAGACCGTTTTTCCTCAGCCATAATAAAAAAAAATTGTATTTGGCAAAGGTATCACGAAATGGGGTATATGAGAAAAATAAAAGGTTAAAGTTTGTTATCAACCATCTCAAATCCTTCACACATGTCATGTCCGCTGTTTCTTATCTTCATGGCAACGTGTTTTTCAAACCAAGGAATATAGCAGACATATCCAACAAACAAACCGTCTATAATAACCGTATATCTATGCTTGCAGCGACAACAACAATACTCTCCGTTCCTGCAAGACTTTGTATTGCTATTTTGCAAGATCATCCAAAGAAATGTTTTCTGACAAGAAATCGTCCGTACATTGTTTCACCACATCATCGAACCGCAAATCGCAATACTCGTCAATCCAGTCACCTATGAAGTATAGTTTGTTGCTTCCTGCAATAACGCCAAACAGAATAGGGTCTTTTCTTTTTTCCACCTCTTCTTTTTTCTTGTCAGACGGTAAATCTGTTCCGTTGTTATCAAAGTCGTAGTGGAGAATGGCATAATTATCAAATATTTCATATTTGTCTATGTCCGTCTTTTTCCTAATTATGTCAAATGGTATGATTCTTGTATAGTCAGATATGTAATCAAGGCATAGATTTTTCGGACATCCTTTTGCAAACTTCATAAGATTTTCCTCTGATATAGCCTTGTATAATCCTTTGCTGAACAATATGCTTTCGTATTTGCATATCACCATGTTTTGGAATAGTTTTTCTTTCAAGGCGTGTTGACCGGATCTTTCAGCATAACCTAGCATCAGTATATAGTCTTTTATCCTATCCCTGTATTGCTTCATCTCGTTTTCTGTCTGTATCTTCACCTCAGAGAAGAAATGTATCACATCAAACTTGGATCTTCTGTATTCGTCTACATAGTCCTTAATCTTTTTAAACCATGAGTTTTCCTTATGGTTTATGCCAAGAAGAGAGGTTCTTACTTGCTTGTGCTCCTGGTTTGTTTTTACAGAATCAAGCATTGTCGGTGAAACGGTAAGATTAAATTCCGCCACTCCTTCCTTGTCATTGCTTTCCATGTATTGTTTTAGGAAATCGTAAGACATTACACTTGGATTAGGATCTTTCTGCTCTATAACGGAGTATTTGGGCAGATTAAAGTCAAGCCTTATCGTTTCGTGAAACAAGGCAATTTTACCATCGCTGTTAAGTAAATTTTTTCCCATAATTAAATGTTATTTTTTGTTTCTTTGAATATAACCCCATATAAACTTGCTGGAATATCCGCATTCTTTCATGGCTTTACGAAAATCAGATTCCGTATTTCTGATATACAACTGCCGTATCGCCCAATAAGTATTGTATCCTTTAAGTTCCGCATACTGGAAAAATTGAGTAGGCGTCATTTGCTCGAACTTTAAATCTCCTACCAGTTCTTGCAGTTCCGCCATCCTTATTTCCTTTTCGGTTGGATATACATATCCGCAGAAAGGACATTCCGAAGCGGTTATGGCAATATATTTACCACACTGTTTACATTCCTTCACTCCTTGTATTCCTTCACATTTTCCCTTGTTGTGCCATAAAGCCCATTTACGTTCTTTCTCAAACTTGCCGAGCCGTGATATGTTGCCACCAAAGTCTAGGAGAAATGCTTCCGTCTTATTTGGGTGAAGCCGTATAACCCTGCCAGTTGCCTGGATATAGAACTGAACGGATTGTGTAGCACGGTTTAATATGCAAACCTCTATACTTGTTTCATCGTATCCCGTAGACAATATACCACTGTTGCATATAACGGTGAATTTATCGTCATGGAAATCCTTGATAAGCTGTTCCCTGTTTCCTGTAAGATGCTTGTATCTTTCATATAATGCCAACTCATCTGGCTTATTCTTGTCTATACCTGATATGAGGAATTTTGATGGAATGCCAGCTTCATTAAACTCAGCGCACATCCTTATCGCATTTGCCTGTGTGGCATCAAAACATATTGCCTTCTTCATCGGGCAGATACGCATATAGTTTTCAATCACCCCCTTGTACTGTACAGACTTGTTGAACACTGCCCCCATCTGCCTGCTATCAAAGTCACCTGTACGATAATCAGTATTAACCTTAGACAAGTCGGGTGCGTCAACCGTAAACGTCCTTAACCTGGTTATGTTTCCCCGGTCCATCATATCCTGTATTTGGGCAGTTTCTATAATTTCTTCATAGTTCATGCCAAGCTGCCTTTGGTTTCCACTTCTCATCGGGGTTCCTGTAAGACCTACTACATACTTATCATCAAGCAAACCTGATTCAAAGAGATAATCTGCGTCAGACGAGTGCGCTTCGTCTATCAAACAGAGAGATACACTCTTAACCCATTTAACCCATTCGGGCTTTTCTAGCCTTCTACGGAGAGTTTGAGCCATTGCTGATACTACTAGACCTTTAGGTATGTTCCTGTGCTTAGGAGAGATGTATTCAGCCTGTATGCCAACTCTTTCCAACGTTCCCCCTGTCTGTGTCATAAGTTCAGATCTGTGGGATACGATAAGCACCTTATTCCCCTTTTCGACAGCACCTTTAGCCATAAAACTCATTATGACCGTTTTGCCGTAACTTACACAGGCTGAGAATATGACGTGTTTATGATTAGTCAGGGCATTTCTCAGACGGGTTATCCCCACCTCTTGGTAATCCCTTAGCCTGATTTCGTTTGTACTCATTTTCTTGTATTATTCTTTCAAGTTCGTTTTTCAATGCAATCACAAAAGCCATGCACTCTTCTCCTTCAAACTGCTTGACAAACTGCCTTGCGGCATCTTCGTAATCAGGAACACATTCCTTTTTAAAGTATTCCTCATTGTCTTGAAGAACCATCCAATCCTCGAAGTGGTGGTTTGGCTTTTTCTTGAATATGTGAAGCAAAATGGCAGTGTCGCTATTTAGTTTGATCAGCTTCCTGTCGTAGTTTTCAAATTCGTCAACGTAATCCGTATTCATCTTCGTAAAACAATTTAAAGTTTCTCCATCTATGCCCGTTTTTCCCCTTACAGAAAGAACTGCATGAGCGTTGTGGCATACCTAATTTCCTCTCACAGTCACAACAGGCTTCAAAGCATAGGAATCTGTTCGTGCCATCCTCTATCGCAATGACAGCCCTTGTATTGTTTCTATGACCGAGATAAGAACCGTTTTCCTTTCTTTTTTTTATGAGTTCCTTCATAAGAACTCTTTTCTTTTCACGTTCCTCATCCGATACTTCCCTTCCTTTCTTGAATCCGTAATTATGACCTTTGACGAACCTTCCTTTTTCGTCACGGTAAGATATTGGATAATCTATCCATAATTCGCTAATTGCTGGCATTGAAATCTAACTTTAGTTTTACAATTTCATCACTCATTGCATGTACTCTTTTCAGCCATGCCATTTTCCATGCTTCTTTTCCTATACCATATATACGATATATATCATCTCCTGCATCATCAAATTTGATAGGAGTGCAGCTTGTTGACTTACATTTCGTTCCGTCCATAAGTTCAACGTCACCTACACCCCCATTGAGCATGATAAAGTTGATATTGTTTTCTATGGCAAGATAGGGGATGATTATTTCATCCCCACGATTAGGTTTGTTGTGCTTGATTAATGTAGTCATTTACTTTTCTTATTGGGTATTTTTTCGCATCACGTTCGTTGAGTGAAAGATAAGATAGAGCCATTTGTAACTTATCCTCCATCCTGTCTATATCATCTTTATAATCGCTTCTGTCAAGTTCCCAATACAAAAGCCTTGACGGATCATTAACCGGGCGTAAATCAAACGGATCATCATCAGATTTACCGTCATATACGATATAATACATTTTATCTACATCGGGATGGGAAAGAAAATGCGACATTAGCTGCCAATAGTATTCCTCTATCGCCTGTTCCTTTGTTGCTTCTCTCAAATATTCAATCTTACTTTCAGAAGTAAAGCATTTCACTTCGGCTATATAAGATAATTTACCATTGACATCAAATCCATATCCATCGGGAGAATCACCATATCCATCATAGATATTATCGACAAAAACAATTTCGTCAAAATCATCCGCACAGGACATTAGTCTGGAGAACGTGTTATGGTTAAAACACTCGATAGCGTCTTTTTCATGATCCTTTCCCCACTCCATGTCAGAAGTGGATATATGTCGGCATGGTTTGTTTAACCTTCTTTCCCTTGCAACCTGATAAAGATAAGATATAGCTGTATCCCCAAAAGGAACGTCAACTGTCTTTCTCTTCACACCCTGTTTTTTTGCAATCTCTAGTTCGGAAGGTGTCATTTCCCTTCTCCCGGAAACCATAATTTTTCCAATGGCGGAAGAGGTGATTTTACCACACCTCTTCATAAGCCATAATTTTTCTTTTTCTTCCGCTTCCATCATTTCTTAGTCGCTTCGTTAAACAATTTCATAGCTTCCGCATCCACATCATAGCTTGCCGTGATGTATCCAATGTCGCATTTCCCACTTTTCAATGCTTCCAATGCAGCCTTGAATTTATCAGAGTTCACTGTCATCTTCTCTTTCTGTGGTGGTGGCGGAACATCACGCCCTATACGCAATCCGTAGACCTTTCCTCCATCGCTTGGGTCACGTGTCAGTTCCTTGCATAATATGACACGGAAATCACGGATGGTTTCAGGATAATCAGTTTGTGCCAGCTTAGTAAGGCGTTTACGGTTCGTACTGTTCAACAGCATAGGTTTAGGAACAAGGTTTGTTTCTTTAAAGTAAGCAATCCATGATGGTTTCTTACTACCTTGTACCTTTGCATTCTCATCCCATACGATATGGGATATTGTAGCAATAATAGACTGACCGTTAGGGAGTATTTCTACTCCCACATAATCAGATTGACTTCCAGTTCTCCAATGATGGAGAACCTGGCTTTGTTGTTCGTTTGACATATCTATTAAATTTCACTAGGTAAAACTACAGTTGAATTTCCCGTTTTGTCTACAATGACGCTCTTTCCGCCTATGACAGCTTCCGTCTTGTGTCCACTTGGGTATTCCGATAAACAGGAATCATTTTCCGCCTCATACGGATATACATCCATGATGGCAGTTTCGGCTACGGATGAAATCACATAGTCTGCCATTGTGCCTTTCATTACTTCGTCAAGTTTCTTTACAGCATCTCTCAAATCGGCTGCTTGAACAAGCATATAGCATGATGTCTTTTTCTCCGCTCCGCTCTTTTCGTCCAGCGTGATGTAATACAGCTTGCATTTAAACCATAGATCGGCTGCATCTTCCTCAGAGGGGAACAGTTCGCTGTAATTGGAGCGTTTAATGTCCGAAACAGTGAACTCGCCACTGATAAACGGTGTCATTTCCGATATAATACGTGCTTCCGCCTCAGTGAAGCTAAGCGCATCAACCAGGTATTGCTCACTTACTTTCTTACTCATCCCATTTTCTGCTACTTTTTCGTAGCGAATTTTACACTCAAAAAATGTTTTCATGTTTATTATTATTAACAAATTAACTTAATCAAAATTGAAATTATCCTCACCACTTGGCTCTTCGTCAGGCATATCATTACCAAAATCCATCGGGATGAACCAGTCTGAAATATAGTCTTGCATGATTTAATCCTCCTGTTCTTGCTTGAAATATTCGTATTTTATTTCCCCATTTATGATCATGTCCATAATTTCTTCATCGGAAGATGTGGCTATCTTCATCATAAACTCATCTTTCTTCACCTTTTCAATATCTTCATTTTCAGTATTCCCCACCTTTTTTGACTTTTCAGACATATAAGACACAGCATCTTTAGCTATTTTCAAGGCATAATCTGAATCGTATAAAGACATTATGGATTGAATGTATATTCCGTTAATCCTGTCAAATATCTCCTGTTGGGGAAGGCTTAGGAACTTTGCCGTATTCGCTCCCATCATCACCTTTATCTGCCAAGATGTTTTTATATTCACTACGTGAAGCCATCCCTCTTTGATAGGGCTTTTAATAATATAAAAGTCACCTACAATATATCCTTCGTCTATATCTTTCTTTTTCATAAATTTACTTGCATTCTCTTTTTAATTATTATTGTTTACTAACGTAGTAGTATAATCAACTTGGGCTTTTAACCTGTGGGTAGCTTACTTTCTTGGCAAAAATTTATTTTTAACAAATGATAAAAGCATCACGGATATTTCATCGGCATATCTTGCAAAGTCATCCTGATATTTCTCGTCAACATTGTTATCCATCCATAGGATTTGGTTCTTTGCCATAGTACCTACCTTTTCAAGCGTTTCAAACATTTGAAGGCTAGATCCGGGGAGTGTTTTCTTTAGCATTTCATTCAACTCTATGGAAGAAGAATGGATAATATCAGCACAGAAAGCAATGGCGTTGACATACATCATCCAATCCATTTTCTCATCATCAGACATCTTCTTGATAATATCCATGCCCCTTACATATTTACCGTCAGGATAAGCCTTGATATATGCTTCCTGAAACTCCTTTATCTTAGCTGTTACACGAGAGCATTCAACCATACGGCCTTTCTTGATAAGATCGTTCTGCTGCTTGCGCAACTCCTTCATCTTTTCCTCTCTCTCACACTCCTGTATTAACAAATGTCTTTCCATCTTCTATTATCTTTATAAGTTCTTTAAACTGGTCCGCAATTATCTCTAGTTTTCCCTGTATCTTCTGATTCATATTCCCGTCCTTGTAGGAACTCTGAAATCCTTCATAACGTGAATCAATGCTGGAATAGCAGAATGAATCAGACGTGATGTTTACCATCGTATTGTCACCGTCTATGAACGGTTCAGGTATGTCTACTTTTATCATCATAGCAATCCGAAATAACTGTCTAGTTTTTCAATCGTTTTATCTCCATCCCTCAGGACGTACTCAATGACTTCGCGCCCTGAAAGTGTTATTCTCAACTTGTCCACAGGCTGGACATTGGCTATACCTTTAGAGTAATGAACAATCTCCCATCCTTTTATGGATGATAACATTCTCCGTTTGCCACACAAATTTATAGCTTTTGGAGTAAATTCCTTCTCTTTCTTATCCATAATCAATTGTTTTTAAACTTTTTAAACATCTCATCTCCCAACACTCCGCTAATGAACATGGTAAGTTCTACTTCCCATTCATCTTCCTTGCCCTTCACGAACGGATAAGTAAGCTGATGCCATTCATGGTAATCAAACAGCTTCATACGAAGCGGATAATAATCAAACATTTTCTTGTTTTCATAAAACACACGGATATGATTTTTCTTAATCTCCGTGTAAGACAAACCGTAGTAATCCAGTATCTGGTAGAATTTGTCCATAGGGGTAAAATTACACTTCATATTTTACATATTTTTTTAGTTGTTTATGCAACGATTTCATATACTCTATTATTGTATCCGCATTAGGATCTGAAAAGTCTACATCCTTTATGTTTTTCAACTTTACCCCATACACTGAAACAATAGTAACTTCTATGACGTTATATTCTCTATATTCAAAGTACAACACATCTTTAATGCTAGATGTATTAATGATGGGAAAGTTATCAACTTTTATTAAAGATTTATATTTACCTAGCATTGTTGGCGTTATTGACGTTATATCGTTTTCTACAAAATCAAAAAACATATTCTCGTCATCTCCGCAATCTACTGTTTCAAGAAACATATAAATAACATTCCACTCTGATTTTACGTGAAAAGTATTATCTGACTTGTCTACAAATATGCCATCACCAAATCCATCCAACGATTTATCGGAAGCGGTGTACCCTAACCGTTCAAGTCTGTTTCTTATGTCGCTTGAATCCTTTCTAATCAATACCTTCATGGCAAATATTATGTTTAATTACTATTGTCGATTGCTTCGGTAGACTAACCTGTTCACTGTTTTCCTTGTTGGTCAAAATATATCTTTCCCCAGTATCACTAAACAGGAAATCATCTTTTACAAAGGGTATTTTCTTTCCATCATACCCTACAATAAAGCAGTTTTGAAAAATTTCTAGTAGAATCATGGTTTTATCATTTTTACGGTTACTAAAATCGGGGGAACGCTTTCCCCCTAAACTTTCATTATAGTATGCTTGCTTCTACACTCAAACATGATGCAAATATAATCAATAAAATTGCATACTATAAAATGTTTTAAAATATATATTGTTTATTCACATTTATTAAAGTATTCCTTAAATACGTTTACATTGTATGTGTTTACCTGGCAATGGTTATCGTCAAAAATCTTTTTTATCTGATAACCTAGCTTACAAGATATTACTTTCATCTTCATCCGGCTAATCTTTTTCCAGTTGACACCGTTTTCCTTTGCCCATCTTTTGATACTATACCATTCATTGGATTCGTTTGGTTGTGGCTTTAACGCTTGATTCCTTTCGTACTCATCAGCCCACGCCCTGGCAGATTCGGCAGGATTGTTGAAGTTTGGTAATCTAACCTGTGCATAATAACTGCCTGTATTGGTAGCTGATGGAACAATATTATCAAATATCCAACGTTCAAATTCATCAGCCATAGGAGGAAAAGGGCTTTTATAAATCAGTCTATACATACTCCTTTCATTAATAAACTCCATTATATCATCCCCTACTTCACGCATCATTACGGAGGATGGTTTACAGTGCTCTAAAAGAGCTTTTAATGGATTTGAATACTGTAAAGAAGATGCAGCGTCTAATCCACAGAACCAAATTTTACCATATCGAACAAACACACGAATTTTTCCAAAAAAAGGATGTTCGTAAACCATTATTTCGTCAGTTTTGTGTGCCGAAGCTGTTTTATCGGTACTATTGTTTTGTTGCATAAATAAAAATAATTAACTTTGTTAAACAATTAAAATAAGAAATATATGGTAAAGAAAGTGATTAGGGTTAATGTTAAATCCCCTAAGGTAACATCAAATAAAAAGGCATCTCCCATAAAGGTCAAGATAAACATGAAGAATACGGGAGGAACACAAGCTATGGGTAAAAAATAGATTGCTTATTACAACACCTATACCCATCACTAATAGTTTGATGCGTGTGCACTTTCCTATCTCCATATCTTTGATGCAAGTATAATGCAATAAAGAACCCAACAGTAACAAAACCAATGGATGTATAGTATATCGCATTAATCAAATGTGCGTCCTCAAACACCACATTATTAAATACAATATCCAGTATTGCGTATATAAACATCTCAATGACAAATACTCTATGGTATATACAAAATAAAAATACCTTTGACAACACATAAAACAATATTGCATTAAACAGTTTGGCGTTAAAGAATATGGTAAGGTACTTGTCCGAAAACGGAGTGGCATACTGAATATACTCCAATGTGTCACCATCATAATACTCAATGATATCACCTGTTCCAACAGAGTGTATAACCTCACACTGATGGACAAGTATAGCAAGACAGAACAATATAGGATAACATCTTATCACCCAAATAAGAAACGTCCTGTAAAAATCGATAATACTTTCCTCTAGCATTTTATCTTTCATCTCACTCTCCTTGATAAGTTTCTAATAATCTCTTCTTTCGTTCTCCCTTTTAACAGGTCAAGATCAATTGTTGCAGAACCCACCTTTACGCATCCATCAGATATGTATTGCTGCACACGTTCGTTCACAAGATAGTCAGCACCAAGCATATCCAATTTGGACAGTCCTTTCACATCATTGCTCCTGCTTAACACAAATCCACCTACTGTTCTCCAGATGCGCCTGTATTGGCTTATTCCGTCCTTTACAGGCATGATTATGTCGTTTTCAAACAATGGTATTCCGTTCATGTCAAACACGCCTGTAAACCATTCTACAACACAACCACTGCTATCTCTTACACGTCCATAAGCATCTATGGATACATCGTCAATAAGAAGTTCATATCGCCCCGTTACTCCATTAAATATACGGAGTAACGGGAAATCAATGTCGCTACTGTTCATTTCTTTTCAATTTATTCAAAACACGTTCATCTCTTGTGAAATCTTCTCCGATTTGCTTCTTGCTTTCAATGATCTGCTCTACAAGCATTAGGCATTAATGTACATCTTCACACATACATTTTAAAACGTTAATCCAACGCCCGCTATCGGCTATCATAAATGAATTACCGAATACTTTATAATGGTGTTCATTTGTTCATTAATGCCAAAGTCAATATACGCTTCACCACCTCCATCTCCGTTAATGGAAAGTGTTTGTGTCTGTACGCTATTCATTATTCACCTCCTTTAATCTTTTAATTAGTGCATCAGCGCAATTAACCGCATATTTAACGATTGCATCAGAATCACCCCCACGATCTTCTGCTATAACAGCCTTAATAATATCTTTCGCTAGTTCATATCGCCTCTGTTCCCAGTCGATAGCTGAAAAATCAAGTTCGCATTCTCTGTAAACCATGTTATCACATACATATAAATAATCATTGTTATGTTGAGAGTTGATGTTTAATTGGGGAGTTACATCTACCAAAACTCCTGTTGATTTTACTCTTGCTTTCATTGTTCCTCCTTTGTTTTAAAGTGTTCAATCAGTTCGTTTACGGTAGCCTTGTGAATGACGTCCAAATTCACGTCAACATCATTGTAAACCCAATAAGTAGAGAACTTGATTTCAGGACACAGAATCCATTTATCACCATCCGTAAACCATTGGTTCTTGTCTGTATCATCTCTCAATGCAGCGATAGCTAGGAAAAGTTCCTCGTTAGCTCCGCAATCAATCCTTCCTTTCTTGGTTACGGTATCTATATCATATATCACCCCATATAAATTCCCATAAGATGTTATGATTGCTCTTCCTTCTTCAATGCTTTTATGACTTCCATTGCCGTCATAATTATGTGCATCTAAGGTTGTATTACCAAAATTAAGTATTTCATATCCCAATTCTTCCAGCTCTCTCCGAAGCTCCGGTGTGTTTTTGCGTATAAAGCACGGTGTTGTAAATCCCATAGTTATTCCTCCGATAAATTAATCACTCCTTCGTCTGAATACTCATATCCAATATATTTGATACAATTTCCAAGAACGATATACCAATCTGTAAGATTATCATCATTACTTACTGCAAAAAGCAAATCATGTATCGTACTGTTTCCCCTTTTCAATCCTATATAGTAGTTATGGTTATAAAAACTAATTTCGGGAATATGCCTTAAAGTATCAGTATGTAAACCATCATATACACCGAATACATTTTTAAAATGATTTTCCATAGTTATTTCTCCTTCCCAACTTTAACATATCCGTTTTCAATGCACCAGCACAACATATCGTAGGCTGCATCAATGAGTTCTTTACTCTCTGTAATCTTTATTATTGACCTAGAATAAGGTTCCATATACAAGCATGTATAGCTATCTGCAAGTTTTTGGATGGTAAGCACTTGATTGCCGATGAAGCAAGGCAGCTTATCGAGAATGTCCTGCAAAGTGTAAGTTTTACGAGAATAGTCGTAATTCGTATCGGCATCTAGAGAGACTACAACCATGTTGTCTGAATCTGATTCATTCCACTCAAAACACATGCTTCCATCGCTTGTATCCAGCCCAAGATCCTTCAAATGCAGTAGCTGTTCGATTGACAATACCTGTTTCATTTCTTTTCCTCCTCCGTTTTAATCTCTGTTATTTTGCCACGACTGACAAAGCACTGACCTATTCCTAAATCGAGTAAGGCACAATAGTTATCATTTAAAATATCGCAACATTCCCGAAATAGAGCGCATTCATTACAACTCCCTTCTGATGATTCATATAACACTCCATCTATTATTATTCCGTTCTTTATTTCCATAATCAAATACAATTTCTCATATACGTTTTCCTATCAATCATACCGTTTTCTGATTCTTCTACCAAGTCAAAGAATGTATTAGCATAACAAACATGCTCGTCTATCATTATACATATCCCATCAGACGGATAATATTCACATGAAACATTATCATCCCAATCTATATGTTTTTGTGCTTCTTTGGCTATATCATCACAAGCAATCATATACTCTATGTATTTATTATATGCTTTTCTTATTTTGTCAAATATATTTCCTTTCATGGTTTTCATCTATACACCCATCATCTTTTATCCATTAATTGCTTCATTTAACTTTTCCTCAAACTCCGCAATGATACAATCTGCATCGCCGCCATGTACCCAATTGTCCAATACAGACGAAAGAACTTCAACTGCCTTTCTAGATGTTTCGTCAACTGCCATATTGATCGCTTGATTCATTTCCTCTAACGTAAATATGCTCATAATTATTCCTCCTTCTTTTTAAGGTTTATATCAATTGACAACCTATCGACAATTTCCTCCTTAATTATCTCCCTACACAAATTTCTTATCATAAGGTAATCACCGTTTTTCTTTATCTCGTCAGAAACCATACAACGAATCCACCTCTCTATATTAACATCGTCCCCATAGGTGTTATGGAAGATACGTTTAACTTCCTCTTTCACGATTGGAACTATTATATCCTTTATATCCTCTTTAGTCAACTTTAGTTCGTTATGGATATAGTTTTTTACTTCTCTGTATCTATATTTGTTCATAATCAATTCATCATTTTAAAACATTCAACAACTCTTTAGCTCTCTTATAGGTATCAAAGCCCTTTACGTTCACCCATTCGTATGAAATACGTTTGTCTTTTCTGACTTGTACCCAATATATTATTATGGGAATACAACCGTTGCACCCTTCTCCTCGTATGATTCTGTACCTTTCCATATTAGTCTCCTTTCTCCTTAATCCGTTCCAGCACATCCCTGTTGGCTTCGAGTATATCATCGAAAGTTATTGTAGGTGTATTTGCAGATGTAAATGTATTTTCGGAATTGTTATTTCCGCAATACAAACACATTCGTGTAAAAGGTGAATATACCCTTCCACACTTCGGACAAATCCAACCTTGCTGTCCGAACATTCCATTAAAGTTTACTTCATTCATAATTACTCGGTTATTGGTTTATCAATCGGCATCCAGTGGGTTATATCCTTATCTTCAATCCAACCATTGGAGAGTGCCCACATGCCTTTGTTATATCCTTTATCTTTCCGCAGCCATCCTATGACATAATGCCGGATGGGGTTATTATCATAAAGAAGAACTTCCTTGTTAGGCTCCGGCAACCGCTCCTTAACGCTTATCCACGGTGATTGCTTCGACTGCCATTTGGCACCTTGAACGAAATTTATCTCTCCAAATTTTGCCAAATCTTTACCAAACAAAGTTCTGTCAACTGTCCTATGATTAAATAGGGTATTTTCACTTGCTGCTGCTTCTACTGTCTGTTTCATATCAAAATACTATTTTAAAATCTTTACCTTTCAATGTAGGAAGCCTGTCGGTAACAAACTTCTCCAGTTCCTGTTCGTCTATCGGAAACAACGGGCAATACTGATATCTGAACGTATGTATAAACCGCCCGTCAAGCATCACGTCAAAAACCAATGTTTTCATAATTTGTTCACTTTTGTCCATAAACTAAACTCGGTATATAGATATTTCCATATATCCCTGTAACGATATTTGTCGTTAGGGTATTGGCAACGAACACAATAATCCGTTTTGTATAATACTTCATAGATTATACCCCTGTGTTCAAACAGTTCGTTCTCGTCAAGGGTTCCTACTTCCACCTTTTCCATTATCGTAAACAAAAAATTACTCCTTTACCAGTTCTATCGTAGGGCATTCACAAGACCAAACATATAAGCCCATCTCTGACATGGTTCCATCTTTTTTCACCTTGTTAAACAATGGTTCAATATTGTCAGAAAAATCAATCCTATAATCCTTGACATAGGCATATCGTTTTGATTCATTAGTAGTAATACACACCTTGCTTCCGATAGGATACTTTGCATTGGATCCAATGTACTCCTTCTTTAATTTTATCATTTCGTTCTTCAATTCATTCATCTTTGAATTGATAATTTCTTTCTTTGTTCTAAATTCTTCTTTAGTCATAGATATACACGTTTAACATTTTGACAAAATCTGTAACACAATAAGCCATACAATGACAATCATCAATCGTCCAACATATTTCCACATATAGCCCTCATTATCATAGCAAAAACAATTCCAAAAAGCATAAATTCACTCCTTTCTAATATTATTGTCAACCCATCTCATTGCGCCCTTTAACGCATCAGTTGTAGACCTGTAAAACATATCTACAAAGAGAACCATCCGTTCACCTTTTATTATTCGGTACATGAAGTCTTTTTCTCCTGTGACCTCTATTGTACAGCCCTTGTAAAATGTGACATATTTATTTCTCATACGACAAATATATATATTATTGGTTTTCCAACAACTTTTTATTAACTTTTATTAATCGTTTTTCCCAGTCGTTCAGGTTGTCACCCGTCTTAATCTTCTCCATAACCGAAGCTATATCAAAAGATTTACATTTTTCATACAGATCACTCATTGTCGTTCCTTGTATGATTACTCCGTTCTTTTCCCCGGAAAAATATCCGTCAACACTCTCTATCACATCCCATTTCCGTCCTTCCAGGATGGACTGTTTATTGTTCGTTCCCATTATATTTAGCTATTATATTATTCATTTCATTGTTCTTGGCTTCCGTAAGCCCTAATTCGGATATATTTTGAAGCGCAATTTCGCATTGTTGGCTAATGTATGAGATTTCATCGGCATTAATATCACGGTTATGATATATAAATTCTTTCGCCAACTTGACGGCAAGACCTTGACACACATCCCCAGCAACTTTTTCGGCTGCCATAATATTAGAACAAATAATTTGCTTAATACTTATTTGCTTGATCGTTCCCATATTCTTTTGTTTTTAAGTTAGTAATTTGCTCCGCCCGTGGAATTTGCACCACTTGCAAAGCGTTGAACCTTTGGCAGATAATTCGGCTTAAAAACCGTTATTTCCAGTCATTTCCTTCATACAGTCCACTACGAGCCACGCGATATCCATCAAAAAAACATAGTTCGTCCCTCCCTTTAATTAAATGATACTTACAAGTTTTTCAAATGAATACACCCCACGAAGTTTGCCTAATTCTTCTTTATGCCGTAATGTAACACGCCACGGGTAAATTATTTCATTTTCTGGATAACTTTCTTTATCCCCTTTGAACTCCATCAGTTTAACGCAATAGTTGTTGAATAGTATTTGCGCCTGTCTGTCAGTAGCTAACAACTTGAATGTACTTTCCATGTCTTTTTATTTTTAAGTTAATAAATAGTTCCCGGCGGCGGTGTCGCTCCGCTTGTTGTCCTCCACGCCGGGATAGTTGGTTATTTAAATACATGATCAATGAATACCGTATTCGTTTGCCATTCTCCTTTTGATTTAAAAACAAAATATCCGCGTATGGTTGCCGTTTCTTTCATCTCGTTTGCAAAGTCATAGGCCGCTTGTTGATTTTTGCCGAACTCCTTATTTATTGTTCCGCTGTTATTGCTCACCCTATAACGTAGCTTTGCAGGAGTTTTCGCCTTATCTGTAATAATATTCATATCTTTTCGTTTTTAAGTTATTAATTAGTTCCCGGTAATAGTATCGCTCTGTTCGTTGTTCTCCATACCGGGCAATCATATTTATCTTAATTCCCTAAATGACAGGCTTAACAAATCGGTCCAATTCCTTGCGTATCTCTCTCATTTGTTCATATGATACGGTTACAATGTTTCCAGCAACTAACAAATTGCGTAAAATGCTATCTAAATTATTGTATATTTTTATAAAAATCACAATACATACCGTACAGATCTATTATATCTGAATCAGTTAGTATTCTCTTTAAAACTCTAATTACTTTCATTACTTGTTCAAATATGATTTAGGAAGCAAAGGGAAAACTCTTAACACTTCATCAAAACGCACGTTCCCAAACTTTTCGATATATACGGAAAAATAACGTTCATCTCGCCTACAAACAATAGTTATGCAGCTAGGTACGTATTTTCGATTTAACGTATTGTAGTCGTTTGCGTGCTCTCTTACAAACTTAATCAATTCGGGCGTATCTCTGTACAGTTTGATTATGTTTTGTGTCCTGGTGCCGTTATAATACGCTCGTTTAACCTGTTTTTCGGGTAACTTGTGCCCGTCATAGCTTTTCCAAAACTTGATATTTCCCTTGATAATATTCAATGTGTCAATGCTTCTACTAGCTTTAAACGTTCCTATCTTAATACTTTCATTGTCAAAAATAGGAGATAATTCTTTTTCTATATTCTGTTTTTTAATTGTAAATAATATTTATTTAGATAATTCATTCAAATGTTTTCATTGTTCTATTTTTTATTGGTTTATAATGTTGGCTAATCTTGTTCTATCGTCCACTCCTTTTTTACAAATCCTTTAAAGCTGCCAAACGATTTTCTAAACGCTGCTAACGCTTCTTTCTTCGTCTTGCCATAATAGCAATAACGCGCCCCATTATGAAACTCTACTGTTAACTTATATTCTTTCATATCCTTTAAAATTTATCTAATTCATAACTTTTGTTTATAAATTCGCGTAGTTTATCCTTGTCGGTGCCGGAAATGAATATCACAGCACCGAATAACAAAACCAACAAAACCATATTCAGCTAATTAAATGACCGTCTTTAATCGTCCGTTACCATCCGTAAACCCGTTAAGTATTTCCGCCTCTTTTTCGGCTTCTTTCTTAGTCGGATAGCATTCTATTATACAGTTGTCCAGATTGTCTAATATGCCGTAATATCCAAGCGTTAACGGCTTATCCTTGACGGTGTAACGCTTACACTTTACTTTTTTCTCGTAAAATTCCACACCCTCAGCAAGCGGGGTGTAATATGATGAAACGCTAAGCGTGCTAGATTCTATTTTGTCGTTAAACTCAATTATACCGGGTAAATCGTTTTTTAAACTGCTTTCCACGCTTACGCCATCATAGGTTACGCCGTACTTTCGTTCCTCCGCTGTGTACACGTTGAATATATCGCCCGGCTGTATGTCCGCATGTACTCGCGCGTTGGTTATGATTCCCACACATTCAATATCGTAATAGCGCACGCCGTTAAAGTTGCCCGTTTCGGTTAAATGGATATTACCTAACTTCTCCGTTTGTTTCGTTTCTTCCTCTAGTTCCGGGATATATATTTCTTCAGGGAGTGCCGGCAGTCCTGTAGGCGCTATCAATTCTTTCACCTTGTCCGCTTGCTTCTTGCTGAATATCCAGCCGGCACGCTTTTCACCGTCGTAATTTAAAGAAGGGTTAAACCGTCCGCCTAATCCCTTTAATTGCTCTTTGATCGCCTTCGTATCGCCAAACACCGCGATAGCCTTTTCCGAATAATCCACGATTTCAGGTATAATTCCGGTTCTTTCCTAACATAGTTTGCTATCCCTTCGTCAAACGTAGGGCAATTGCCTGGAATTATCGGTTTCTGAAAACATACTGTACTATTTTCTGCTATCTTATTTACATTAGCTATTACTTCCTGTAATTGTTTTTTAGCGTATTTCTTTCTCATAGCTGAAAATATTAATAGAAAACTGTCAATAGTTATATTGTTTTTTGATTGATTAATAGGTGAGTTCCGCCAATACGTCCGTATTATATACGGGTAACTGTTTTGCGTATCTAGTACGACCGTCTAGGGGTGTTTCCGTGATAGTTAGCCCCAGTAGTTTGTGCATAGGTGTATTCATGATACGCTATTTTAGGACTTCTATTTCCTTGTACCGTTCCGATCCTATACATACACCCTTTGAACCGTGATGGAATTGTTTAAAAAACGGGTGATTCTGTATCTACATATAAAATAAAACTTATATGCTTATATGATATATACTTTACCGTTTTTGAAGCCGATTTACAAATATATTGACTACCTGTTTTGCTGTTTTTTTACTATTACTTGTATCATAATGTTTTTGTTTTTTATGGGTAATATATATCTTTAGTCACAGGGCTTTATTTTGCCTTCTATTGGCGTTTCTGAATGGAGTATTGCACACTGTCAAGGATATATTTGGCGTGCTCCCGGGCCGCTTCCTGTTTTTCCTGTCTAGTGGGTGTTATCCCGTCGTACTTGTATAACAGTTTGGCGGCTTCTCTGATTATAGTTTTCATCGCGCTGCAATTGGCAAGGTATTCTACCTGTGGCTGTATGCCTTTGTTTGCTTTTTTGATCACACAGCTTTGCAACCATGATGTAATATTGTATATATCACTTGTATTACGTATATACATTGCAAGTAAATTAGGTATGTCGTTTCTTCTTTCCATAATGTTACGTTTTTAATTGTTATTGTTTTGTTTCTGTTTTTCGATATAATCAGTTACCCGTATTGATAGATACAGGCAACCTAATAGTATTAATGTTTCAATCATAGTATGTTTTTTTTAAGATAATCGTAAATATTCGTTTAGATCAATTTCCGAATAATCTACAAAATTAGGTTCTATACTACCATTGTCTACGAGCCATTCACGCACAATATCGTATAACTCATTACTTAACCCGTTATCTTCAATATATTGTTGTGCTTCTTCTGTTATCATATTATACTCCATGTCTGTATAATAGTCCTCTAGATCATCGAAGCCTAATACATTGTCAACTTTCATAAGGTTATACAATTCTTTTGCAGGTTCCCCAAAAATAAACGCGTTTTCACCGTTCCAGGAGGTTCTCTCATGTACTATATTTTCAGGATAATATTCTTTTAAGTAAGATATTATAACCTTGTCCAAAAATGATCCGCCATAATTGGAGTAAGCAAAATTAAGGTATATATCACTATGTTTGTCTTTTGCTTCCTGTACTAAACTTTCAGAAGCTACGTAGGTCCATTCGCATGAAAAGTCTACTAGGTTATTATTTGTTCTCATTGCTATTTTTACTTTTGATTTTTCCAGACTCTATAATCATTATCACTTTCAAAACACATATAACCGCCAAAAACCTTGGCTACATGTGCGGGGGTAAACGGGCAATTTTTAATCGCCCGGTACCTTGTTTCCACTTCTGCAAAGTACGTTCTCATAGTTCACCTCCTTCCGTTTCCACTTCGTACAGGGCCTCCGAAATTGCTTGACCTAACAGGTAACAACGTATTGTAACATCGCACGCTTCCGCACCGCGTTCCATATAATTCATACCACACCCGAACTCCGTTAACGCTTCTGCAAGCAATTCCCAATTGTGACACAGGTATTCCTCAGCCGTCCACGTGTTAAACGTATAAGATCCTGAAGCGTTTCCCGTTACGCTATCACATGTAAACAGTGTATCGTTAAGATCCTGTTCCACTTCGTCCCGGTTTTCGGAGGTTACCACTATTCCGTTCTCATTGATATAATTTAAAACATCCTTTTTAACCGCTGCATAATAATCGTATCTTTCCATAATTGTAATATTTAATTTGATTTATACTAATTCCCATTCCTTCTTTACGAAACCTCTAAAACTCCCGAAATCACGCTTAAATTCGGCTATAGCTTGTTTTTTCGTTTTCCCTAAATAACAGCATATTTGTCCATTACGGAATTCTACAGTTAGTTTGTATTCTTTACCATCTCCTTTCGCCTCAAACACCTGGTAGATATTACACCATCCCATATCTGATACAATTAAAAACTGCATGCCACTTATAACCAATGTATAATACTTGATTGTTTTGTCATATTTAATATGATATTCCGTGTATTCGTTAAGCGCTGCAATATGTGTTTCGTATAACTTAACCTTAAACAGTATATCGGGTTGACTATATTTCAATAATTCTATTTTTCCATTATCCGATTGCAATTCCTTATTATAATACAACCGACTAGCATACACACATTCGTCAACCGCGCGCCTTAAGTTGGTACGCTTCCTTTTTTTAAAATTACCGATGTGCAATAATACGGTATTACTGTTAATCATACTTCTAACCGCTTTCTGTGATATTCTTTTTGCTTTCATATTATAATGTATTAAGTTTATATACTGTACTCTGTATTCATACGGGCTTGTAACCGTTACCAACCACATAAAACAGGATGGTAGCTACATTACAATATGTGCGTATCGTATATACCGACCAGTATTAAGGCTTATGTATAGGATACACACGCACATACATTATATTATATTAGGGATGTTAATCGCATATCGCACTAAGTTACTATCTCCATTATCAAGCAATACCCGTACCTCTGCATCGTGGCTAACAACACCGCTGTTTATATTCCGCTTATTCCCTGGTTTGCGGCTCTGTACCACGCTCTCACCGTGGCAAGCTGTTTCAACACGTCAATTATCGCTTTGTCCTTCTGACATTGCAAACATACAGCATTTTTGTTTAGGTTGTATATTTCATTAACATTCATTATAAATTAAGCCCGTTTTTTTCAAAATCAATACAGTTTATATACATATTTTAAATTAATATTGCATAATATTAATAGATCAGACCGTACAAGACCAATATTATGTTTAATTTCAAGATTTTTCAATGTTAATTTGTGTTAAATTTGTTTGTAAGTGTCTGATAATGATGGAATTACGAAATCTTCGTAGAAGTCATTTGTAAAGATTTTTTATTTGTAAAGATTTCGAAATTCGATTGTCGTAGAAAAGAATTCTTTTTTATTTACAAACGGTGTGCGTCATGGTTGTTGTACAAGCGTAATCGCCTGTAAATCAGTGACTTACCCCCCCTACTGGAGTTCTCGAGGTGGGTGTGTCGCTCCCGATAATTTTTTTTCTGAAATTTTTTTCCCCCCCAAATTTTGCTCGGATGGCTGATTTTGCGTTTTGGAGGTGTATTTTCGGTAGTTTTCAACAAAATCGGATAAATCTTTACATAAAAAGTTACGAAAATCGTAGGTTTTTTGGTGTGTTTCGTAGGTGTGGTTGCATTTTTTATGTCTTTTTTTGCAGTATAAGTTATTGGTTTACAGTATTCTTCGTTGATTTCGTCGTTTTGATATGTATCTATACTAAATTACGTATGCAGTTTTGGTGTTTTATGCTGTATGTGTCGTATATGTGATGTACGTGTATATGTATTGTAATAGAGCATGTAAGGTGTACGTGTATGTATATGTTGTATATATATATTACTTTTAACATTTAATATGCAAATTAATAGAGAATTTTTTTTTTACGATTAACGATTCAATTTTTTTTGACACGACTAAATAGCTTGTTTTCAGTCATTTAACCACTAATTTGCGCGAGTTTTTTGACAAGTGTTGAAAAACGAAGAGTTTACGAAGTCTACGAAAAAACAACGAATTTCGTAGGTTTTTTACGAATTTTCCCGAATCAATTAGTTGCATATGCAACCATCAGTGTTGAGATTTTTTATTTTATGTTAAATTAAGTCAATTTTACATTTCTTAACGTAGAAAATAATAAGTAGATAAAAAATTATAGTTAAATCATTTTAACTAAAATGAGAAAAATTATTACAAAAGTAAAAAATAACAACAATCAACATTTTTTACTTTTCCTGTTCAAAGCATACTGTGGACGCGAAAGTAAAAAATCTTGTGTAAAGAAAGATAAACTATCTTCCTTGACAAGCATTTGTTAATCACGTAAACATTTGCAGTTAATTAATTTAACTATGTGTTTTCGTGTTGTTTTTTGCGCTATATTTGCAGGTGAAATCAAGTAAAATGTGTGTGTAAAGATGGAAGAAGAAATAGAGATTAAACTTAGGTTGCCCGAATCAAGGCGTGTCATATGCCTGTCCGATGCAATGCCCGACAGGGAGCGTTGGTACAAGGGCATGAGGGTTCAGACACGGCTGTTCGGGTGGGTTACGCTCGTCAGCTTCCGGGACCGTCACTGCTGTCTTAAACTTGACGAGCCTCTGGAGGACGGAACAAAGGCTGTGTTCGTGTCGGAAAAGTCATTCATCAGGCGCGTGCCCGTACCTTTAACTGCAAAATCCATGGCCGCACAGGTCGCTGGTGTCAGCGTGGAAGGTGAGGTGCTGGAGTACGAGAGGAAGATGAAGGGAAAATGGGAGAAGGAGAGGAAGCGTGTAGCCGAGATATGTGCAAGGTACGGGTATGTGCTTCCTTCCGAGTGGAAACGGTCGTTAAGGAGATTTGCTTCGTGGTGTGAGGACCAGGTAAGGCAGTACGGGCATATCGTGGATGCCGACTATCTCATGCGGCATGACACGTCCGTTGTGGGCGGAAGGAGCGTGGATGATCTAAGGTTCGTGCCAGATGTTGATATGGTGGATGGGACCGGGGCGAACGGGAAGCCTTCCGCCGCTCGCGTTTCACGGTGCGCGCTCATGCCGGGAAGCATCGTCACCGCCATACGCAATGCAGGGAGCGAGATGGACAAGTCGGTGTCGTTGTGGCGGAACAGCTACTTCGTGAAGATGAGGCGTTTCGGGTACACGTTCAATACCTGCTGTGACGGTGCAAAGACACGTGACGATGCGTTCACATGGTTCAAGGACATTACCATACAGTACATGGCTGACCTTATAGAGTATTACGGGATAAGACGTGATTCCATCGTGTGCAGGAAACTGGAGCACATCGCGGACGTGTACTCTTCCCTTGACGATATGGACGCACGCCCTGACATATCAACGGACGATTATGACCTGTATCCCGTTGTAATGTTCGGGAAGGTTGTGGACCGGGAGAAATCGGTAGAATCGGTAGAGAAAGGAGGGGAAAATGACTGTCGCTGAATCTGCAAAGGCTTCTTATGAATACATCCTTGATTCCGTTATGGGCAAGCTGGCGGACAAGGGCGGTGGTCGCGGTTTCCGTAAAGCCAGGGATGAAGGCGAGTGGAAGCGTTCCATATCCGCTATGGTCGAGATGGATATAGCTGATGCATGCAGGGAGTGCAATTTCAGACGCCACAGGAGCGGTTCCATCATGGCTTTTGACGGTAAGATATTCGTTCCCATGATGAAGGATGATCTGATGCGCCTGTGCATGGACTTGTGCCGGATAAACGGTCTTAGCGAACTGTACATGACCGATACGAGCGAGCGTTTCTACCGTACCATCGTAAAGAACGTGACGCATGAGATATTCAATCCCAAGCGTAACTTTATCACGTTTGACAATTGTGTCCTTGACACGGAAACGATGGAAACGTTCGATTTCTCGCCCATGATAGAATCGTGCATACGTATCAATATCAATTATGACCCGTTGGCGCGCAGCCCGTTGTGGGAGAAGTTCCTGGACGATGTGATTCCTGTAAAGGATACACAGGATGCCTTGCAGGAGTTTGTGGGGTGTGCCTTTGTTGACAGGAAGAAGATCAAGATGGAGAAGATGTGTTACCTTCTCGGTTGTGGTAGTAACGGTAAGTCGGTGTTCTTTGACGCTGTTGTCAACGCGCTAGGGAAGGATAATGTTTCGTATATGGAGATGGCTGACCTGTCAGGTGACAAGTCTACTTGCGAGTACAATATAGCTATGATAAACGGCAAGCTGCTCAACTACGCTTCCGAGATGGGTGGGAAGGATGTGAGCGGTGGCAAGTATAAGAAGTTCATATCCGGTGAGCCTACTATGGCACGCCTTCCGTTCGGTGAGCCTTTCCTTGCCGACATGATGCCGCCTTTCATGGCCAATCTTAACAAGATGCCTTCTGTTTCGGACCAGACTTACGGTCATTTCAGACGCTCCCTTGTCATTCCGTTCTATCGTGTGTTCAAGGAATCGGAACAGGACAGGTCGCTTCCGTTGAAGCTGTCAAAGGAATCGGCTGCCATTATCAACTGGATAATAGAGGGTGCAAGACGGTTTGTGAAGAACAAGGGTGAGTTTACGAGAAGTTATACGATAGAATCCGTTACGGAGAACGCAAGACGTGATTCCAACAGTGTCCTGTCGTATCTTTACGATTCGGGGTATGATTCTGATGGGGGAATTGAACTTGAGGCTATCCGTGACCGTGACCTGTATGTGAAATACAGTGCATATTGTATTGACTGTGGTGTAAGACCTTACAGCAAGAGAAAGATGGTTGACATGATACGCCAGGAAGGCTATTCCGTCACTTCCGCGTGGGATGAAAATAGGAACAGAATGTTCCAGATTGTCCTAAGACGGAAGTATAATCCTGACGAATACCTTCTGCAACAGGCTGATGATATAATGAAGGAGGATTTGCCGTTCTAATGGTGGTTTATTTTATGATAAATAAATACCCTTTTTGTTTTGTTTATTGATGTATATTCCATATCTTTGCATAAAAAAGGAGATATGGAATATACATTTAATAATGTAAAAGTAGAAAGTGTTAAAGATGGATGGTTTAAATCGTCTGTTTTTAATGTGTTTATAGGAAGTAATTCTTTTAAACATACTGAATTAAACAGTCTTAATCAAGATAACATAATTCGTCCTAGTAAAAAAGGAAGAGGAAGTTGTGTCCTTGTTAATGGAGAATGTATTAAAGAATGGATATCTAAATCTTATAGGCTTTCTTTGTTCGAGAAAAAGTTTTTTATACACGAGCTTTTTGTCCAAGGATTAGTTTCTGATTCTGATATATCTTTGAGAAAAATAGACGAAAGTGAGTTTTTCTTTGAATTGAAATCATTTATGGAATCATCTGGGATTAATTTTACGATAGAAAGGCAGTATCCTATAGAGCCATATTGTGTTGATATTTTAATTAATAAATCCATTATAGTTGAAATAGATGAAAACAGGCATATTGGATATGATAAAATTGATGAAATCAATAGAACCAACTTTTTAATAGGCAAGGGGTATAAGATCATTAGAATAGACAACAAGGTTAATATTGGAAAGTTTATTGGCATAGTCTATAAATGTATTATGGATAATAATTTCGAGTTATATAAAACTTATTGATATGGATACATCTATTTTTGGTCAAAAAATAACTGTTTCTGATAGTGGAATGTATTCTGCTACGGATTTGATTAAAGCTGGTAATAATTGGCTTTTAAAAAATGGTAAATCTTTGTTTTCATGGCATGAGTGGCGGCAAAGCAATAATACAAGAGAGTTTATTGTAGAGTTAGAAAAAAAGTATGGTACTGCTATTATCAGTGGAAGGGGTAGAGGGCATCATACATGGATTCATCCTTTTTTATTCTTGGATTTGGCGTTGGCTATAAATCCAAAGTTAAAAGTTGAGGTGTATGAATGGTTATTCGACAAACTTCTTGAATATCGTAATGATAGCGGTGATTCATTTAAGGAAATGACTGGTGCGCTGTATAATAATTGTTCCAATAAAAGCCAGTTCTCAAAAGCTATGTCTTTATTGTGCACTATGATAAAAGAAGAATGTGGTATAACAACAGATTGGCAACACGCAACAGAAGAACAGTTGTTGTATAGAGATAAGATCCATGAATATATATCTCTTATGTGTGACATTTTTAAATGGAATAACAATGAAGCTGTCCGTGTTGGTTTGTTAAAAGCTAAAAAATGGAAGGAGAATAAGTTATCTGTTTAATATTGTTTAACCGTTATTATTTTTGCCATATTACTTTAATATGTATTTTTGCTGAAAAATTTTATTGTGTATGGATAATAAAGAGATTGTTTTATTTGATAGAAGTATTCGTGTTACTTCTGATTGGTATGTATGTGTGTCTGATGCCCAGTGTGCGATAAATGAATCCCGTAACAGGACTGGTTTGAAAAGGTATAATTTCAGCCAGTGGTTAAAGACGCTTTACGTGAGTGACATGGTTTGCAGTATTAATGAGAGCGGCAAGGATGCTTTCAAGGTTGAGTTTGACAATGATTCGGGTAAGATAGAGCAGTATTGTCATTTTGGTGTGTTTGTTAATATGATTTTGTCGGCAAGTCCTGTTAGTGGTGTGCTGGACAATGAGGATTGGTTTAATGATTACGTTTGTGATGTATATTCCATTGACGGTCATGTTTATGAACACGCCAAGATACTTGCCGTTGGCGGTTTGTGGCGTTATACGACAAAGAATGCCAGGTTCAGTGATGATATCCGTATGATGGATGATATCATGTATTCCGTTCCCGATGGTGACAAGGATGCCGTGTATAGCCTGTTCTTTGATTTGCTAGGTACGTTTTATTACAATTGGGAGTTTGCGTTGCGTTATGCGAAGAAACTTCTTTTAGGGGATGTGGAGGAATGATTATGAGGTGTTTTGTTCGTTTTGTCATGTTTCTCATATACGTTGACATTGTATTTGTTCTTCTTGTGTTTATGGTTCCTGCCGAAATGGTGTACCGATGGACGAGCGGTCGTAAGCCTAATGGATATATTTCATGCCTTTCTGATTTTCTGGGATACCCTGATGGTTATCGTTATACGTTGAGCGATTTCTTCAGGGATTTGAAACAGGGATGGCGTAATTTTAAGTAGTGACATGGCTAGTATTGATTATGATTATATTTTTTCCAATCTTGACACTGTGCTTGGTCTTCCTCTCAGGCGTAGGGGAAAACGGTGGACTTTACCTGCTAGGATAAATCTGGAGAGCCATAGCAGGAAGGACAAGCTGGTTTTCTATATGAACAAGTCAGGCAGTATCACCGTTACCGAGCAGGGAGGTGATTCTGTCAACCTGTTTGACTTTCTCGTGTCTTATCTTCCCGGTTGCAGTAGTGCTTCTGATGCTTTTAGGATTCTGTCAAGCCCGGACGGTTGCAGGATGAGTTTAAAGGATTTCTACGAGAGGGAGTATGATTCTGGGAAGCAGGAATCAAGGTTTGTTGATATGAAGTATGTTGACAGGCTTAGCGATGCCGGGCATTGGAAGGGTAATAACCTGTACGAGTACCTTTCAGGCGTTTTCGGTGTTGATTCCGTGAATGATGTGTTTTCAAGGTATAAGGTAGGATGTCTTGGAAAGGAATCCGCTGTGTTCTGGTATTCTGATAAGGATGGTAACGTGTGCCATGACAACAGGATAAGATATGGGGTGAACGGTCACAGGAAGAAGGAAACCCATGCTTTCAGGAAGTTTACTACGGGCGAAGGATTTACCTATCGCGGCTATTTTAAGCCGTTTTTAGGGGAATATTGTAGCGATGCGATAACTTGTATGGTTGAATCGGAAAAAACCGCCATAATAGCTTCTATGGCTCTCGGTAACGGTTTTATATGGATAGCTTGTGGCGGAATGAACCAGATTGGAAATAAATTGCCAAAAAATGTTATTTTGTTCCCCGACTTTGATAATAAAGCTATATCTTTGTGGGGTGACAAAGGACGTGTGGCGAGATGGTGGGAACACCCTATCCTGTCTTTTGGATTGAAGCATAACGATGATATCGGAGATGCTGTTATTAATAATTTGAAGAGTATTAACATTAAACAATTTAGAGAATGGATATTGAATTAGAAATTGATTTTAAGGAAAACCTTCTTTCCTTGCGTAATTATATCTCTTTGGGATTTCTTTGTGACGATATTGATTTTAAGAACGCGGTTATTGCTTCCATTGACAGAATGATGGAAGAAGTATTGGATGATCACGATGTGAATTTCTTTGACGCATTGCAGAATGTGATTGACAACCTTGAGGAAATTGATAAAAAGAATGATGTTCGTGATATTTGCTGTGATTTTTACCATGTCATGGACAATAATGAACGTGTCATGTACCGTGAGTTCTTTGAAAAGTTGAAAAAGTATCGTGAGAGCAAGATAGAACGTGTTGTTCCATTAGCTGATCATGAACTTATTATCATAGGAAACAAATATTTTGATTTGAAAACTGGTGATGAATGTGTCGTTGACAGTATTATTAGCATGTTGAGTTTACGTTACGGGGTGGACACATGTGCTGTTTTGTATGTAGACCATCTTGGTAATCGCATAGCATGTTCTGTTGATGATTTCAGGAAAAAATTCGGGGTGAAAAAAGAGCATGAACAGAAGAGGTGAAATTAAGATTGACGGAAAGGTTATGGGACCTGATTACGGGAAATACTTTTATTCTCCCCGTGGTAATATGTGGGCTGTAACCTTGTGTACGTATGACTGTGATGATGGTCGTATGTTTGAAAAAATAGAGTTGTATAGAACTAAGGATGAGGCTAGGGAAGCTGCATTCAGATTAAATACGGAGGAACACAATGGGTAATACGGATTCAAGTGTAATAAAACTGCCTAATGGGTATAGATTGAATAAGATTGACGATTGTACTTACGAGTTGGTAAAGATTGACGATTTCAAGAAAGGAGATTTCCTGTTTGCTAAAAGCAGGACAGGACATGTCAAGGATTATGTATTTATCAACAATGGTGGTTTGAAAGCTAATTTCTTGTATGAGGACAAGAATACTCTTATCTGTAATTCAGAGTTTAACTTTTCTAACAACTATGATATATCAAAGGCTACTCTCGAACAGATTGCTGCCATGAGAAGGCTTTTGTCCGAAAATCATTTCACCATTGTTGATGGTGAAGTTGTTCCAATTACAGATCCTGTTGTCGGCTTTGTTATTGTAAATGATGTGATTTATCCTGCAAGCAAGATTTATAGAAGCAGGGAATGCGCTATGTATGATTTAAAGAGAAAAATAAAAAAATGAATCAAGTAAAATTCGTAAAATTAAGACGGGATGCAGTTCTTCCCGAAAAAAAAACTGATGGTGCTGCCGGGTATGATTTGTATGTTCCTGACAACACGTTGATAAGAAAAGGTCGTAATCTGATTAAACTTGGTATAGCCATTCAGATGCCATCAAATATGAAGGCTATTATCAAGCCGCGGAGTGGATTTTCTCTGAAAGGTATTATTGGCGTTGACGGGAAGCATCATGACGCTGATGTGTTGGATGGTGTTATTGATTGTGACTATACTGGTTGTATCGGTGTTATAGTGAAGAGTTTTGAGAAAGAGCCTTTCTATATTGCTGCCAAGGAGAGGATTGCTCAGCTTCTTTTCAGTAATTATATTGAGGTTGAATTTGTTGAGGTTGAAAGCCTTGATTCAACGGATAGGGGAGATGGAGGTTTTGGTCACACAAATAATGTAGGAAAATGAGAAAGAAATTTTTATTATTTTTAGCTATTTTTTCAATAGTATTATTGGGGTTGTGTAGTTGTTCCAATGATAAGGATGATGAATACAAGGATGCTATTATCGGCACATGGGAACTTGTTCAGGTGAAAGTGGATGGTAGATGGTATCCTATGATAAGACCTACTTACGCTAAGTTTAATCATGATGGTACTTATGTAGGAAGGGGATATTTTGGAAATGGTTACGGTACTTATGATATATCTGGTAAAACCATTACATGTTATGTTGATGGATGTGAGTATGTAAGATACGAGGTTGTTGAACTTATGTCCAATACATGTACGTTGAAGATGATGATGGGAGGTGACAGTATGGATATTAAATGTGAAAAACGATGAAAACAAAAAAGATAAACAAGATTTACGACAAGGGCTATGACAGTATATTGAACAAGTATTTTATATTAGCCATGTTTGTTGAGTTTGGTGAAACTAAGTATGACCGTATCTTCTTTTCTGATAAGAAAGATGCGGATAACATAAAGGTAGGTGATTTATTATGATTGGAGTTACATTGAACAGCAGGGTGAAAATTATAAACCGTGATAAATACATTTCACTTCACGGTAAAGATTCTGTAAGCAAGTCAAATGTATTCGGTGAATTTGTCACTGTTAAATACTGTTTTGAGAATGGTGAAAAGTTTCTTTGTGCGGATGACCATGGTAAAGAGTATATTCTTTTCTCGGATTGTATTGCTTATGTTGATCATGTTAAAGAGAGAAGCATCCTTGATGAAGCAAAGGATATCCGCAACAACAGCAGGCAGTCTGACTATGGTGATGCAGTAGTCAATTTTGAAAACATTTCCAAGATGGCTTCTTTGATTACGGGAAAGGAATTATCTCCTTATGACTGTGTTGCTGTACAGATAGCTGTAAAACTATGCAGACAGGGATTCCATAAAAAGCGTGACAATATGGTTGACTTGGCTGGCTACGCTGATATAATGCAATTAATAGTGGACAAGGAGAATGTGAAAAATGGGGAAAAAGGCTGATAACGCTTTGGTTTTTAGGAGAGTTCTAGCGGCAAGCGGACTCTCCGATACTGATGTTAACAGGAAAAGCAGGAAGCATGATATTGTGATAAACCGTGCTCTTGTGTGCTGTGTCATGCGTGACATGGGTTTAAGTATGTCTGAAATTTCTGATTTCCTATGTATTGACAGGAGTAGCATATACAATCTTTTTAAATATTCTTCTGAACTTGACGAGAGGGTAAGGGAGATAAAGTCTAGGATAAAGGAGGAAAGATAATGGGTTTGAATAAAGGATGGGGTAAACTTCCCCTTAGTAACAATCTTCTTATTGACGATGAAAAACAGAAGAAGATTGATATAGCAAAGCATATTGATGATGCGAATGAGATGGAGTTATGGGCTGCGTCCGCTTATGTCATAGATACCAATCCTGTCTTGTTTTACAGGGCTACACACGTTGTTGACGAGGGTATGTCAGAGCGTTCTTTGCTTATGAAAGCCAAGCAATGGGTTAATTCTCCAAGGATAACACAGATTGTCAATTATGCCAAATCTTCCATGCTTGCTTCCGATTATGTGACACCATCCATGAGGCGTGTATTGGAAGGTGAGAATAAGGAAAAGACAAAGACTTTGATAAACAAGGATAACCTTGAATTTGAAGATGCGATAAGCCTTATAGAAAGTTTCCTAAAGCGTTCTGATATAGATACTGCTGATTTTAAGGATGTGAAAGGTGCGCTTGATATGCTTGCAAAGTTCAAAGGATGGCTTTCTGACGATGATGCTAGTGAGGATTTTTATGAAAAGACAACCATAGCGTTTTTCCCATACGATTGCGACAAGTGTGTACGTGCCAAGGCAGGGTTATGCAACAAGTGTGTATATCATCGTGAATCAACAGGTGATCTTAGTGATGATGAACGTAAATGGATAAAGGAAAACGATACATGGAAAGGATAGTCTATGTCTGTAAGGAAAACTACTAATTTGACGGTAAGAAATAAGGAAAGGGAAAGGCGTATAAAGGAAATAGAGGAAGAGGGAGTATTTGATTATTTCCATAAATTTACTCCTGTCCAGTTGTACAAGTACCTTTCGCCTCTATGTAGTATTGATGCGTTACGGGTGTTACGTTTGTGTGTATTATCCGCACAGAGGGGAGATAATATGATAACGTTGAAGTTTATAAGGAGGCAACTGAAATACAAGCCTAGGCGTTCTGTTTTTGATTCATTGATAAATGCCGGATTGATAATAGAACCAGTTCCTAATGTTTTTTCCTGTACGGTGAAGGTGAACGAGTATTCTCATATATTGAGCATGATGCGTATTGATGATAATGCTCCCGATGTCGTAGATGTGGATGATTTAAATTGTTACAAAGTTGTAGCAGAGGATAATATTAGTTACCGTGTCGTTAGCAAACGGGGGAGTGTTATAAAGAGTTTCACTGACAAGAGTGAAGCAAGCAATTATCTTGACGAACTGTATTTCCCTAAAGGTGAAGATGGTGATGTAGAGGCATTGTCGAAAGAGGAAGAGGAAGAATTAACCATTTAGTTAACTATTTTTAGTATTGTTTTCTGTGTTAGTTTATTTTTTAATATTACTTTTGTCGCATGAGATATTGCTATGATAAAGAACGGTATGATTATCTTGTCAACGAGATTTTTAAATGTGGCAAGATACTTAAAGAGAACACCACTAACGGTAAGGAAGTTAGCTGGAAGGTTTTCTGGATAAGGGTGGACGCTCACAAAAGAAGGCTGTCCGCAATGAGAGAATTGGACAAAATAAAAGAGGAAAAGTATAAAAAATAAAAAAAATGGATTTAGTATTAAATTGTAAAGTAAAGAAAGTAGGTCAGTTACAGACTGGTACAAGTAAGGCTGGTAATCCTTGGCAAAAGAGAAATCTTCTCGTTGAGGAAGTTGGTTCTACATATACCAAAGAGGTGTATTTTTATGTAATGGGCAACCTGTGTGATCTTCAATTGAAAGAGGGTGATACTATTACTGCCCATCTTGAAATCAGAGCAAGAGAATACCAAGGTAAATATTACAATGAAGTTGGGTGCTTTAAGATAGATATGCCGCAACCAGCACAAGCACCATCACCTGCACCTGTTCAGCCTGAAAGACGAGATGATTTACCCTTTTAGCATTGCAATGCTGTCCGAAATGTGTGATTTTTGCTTGTATTGATCAAATTCTTGTTTTTGTTTGCGGATGGAGGTTTATCTTTTTTGCCATATTTGAGGTTTCCTCCATCCGATTTTATTTTGGCATTTATAACCAATTAAACAATAGATTGAAATGAAAAAGTACATTGGAACAAAACAGATTGAAGCAGAACCTATGACAAGAGGTGATGCGTGGGGGAAACATCTTCTTAGAGAAAAACCGTCAACGGAAAATTTCGATGATGAGGGCTATCATGTTCGTTATGAAGATGGATACGAAAGCTGGAGTCCTAAAGATACGTTTGAAAAGGCGTATAATATTGCCGAAACAACAGTTGACCGTATGCAGATAGAAGCCGAAGAACTCAATGGAAGATATGTAAAGTTAGCCGCTTTCATAGATTCAGGGAAAATGGATGAAGTCGTTAATGATATGTACAACAAGTGTTTACTGGAAATGCAGTGTTGTACAATGTTCGACTATATACGGCTTCTTGATACTCGCATACAGCGTATGCAAGGTTCTGATGGTGCAAAAGTAATAAAGATGAATTTTGGTATGGCTATTATGGCTCTCAAAGCAGGTTTTCCAATTCGTAGAAGCGGTTGGAATGATAAGGGCCTATGGGTTATCAAACAGGTACCGGCACACATTGATAGCGACATTATTCCAAAGATGCAATCTCTTCCGCAATCAGCAAAAGACCTTATTCTGAAAGGCAAAGGATTCATTGACTATACAAGCCAGTGTCTTATTTACAATGAGAATACCGGGCGTGCTGATTCATGGGTCCCGTCTATTAGCGATGTGTTTGCCGATGATTGGGAGATTGTTGTTTAATATATAATTTTATTTAAGGATTAATTCACAAAAAAGAATAACTCATAATATATATAAATTTAGGCATTAATTATTATCTTTGTGGTGATTTTGTCACCGTCGAAGATCCTTAAAACAACATTTTATGACTGTTGTTTGTATTTTAAATCTTTTCATAATTTAAAAGGGGTAGGGGTGGTATAGTCCTTTTCATTTATGCTATAACCACCCCTTATTTATTAGGCATTTATAACCAATTAAACACTATTTAACTAAATTGTTTATGTCATAATTTAATTTATACTTATATTTGCAATATGAAACGAGCGTATAAATATAGACTTAATCCTACTCCTGAGCAGATTGTTTTCTTCAACAAATCTTTCGGGTGTTGTAGGTTTGTATATAACTATATGCTCGGTAAACGTATAGAAGCGTATCAGCGTGACAAGACGAAGATAGGGTGGGTTGAACTGGCTAAGATGCTTACAGAACTTAAAAAGGAAGATGGGAAGGAATGGCTTTCGGAAGTATCAAACGAGTGCCTGCAACAATCCATAAGAAATATGGACAG